ACTAGAACGGATCGCACTAAAGGCGGCACTGGTGCCGCGTCTTACACCGCCAACAGCCCCGCGCGGCTTGGCTAGTTTGTCGGTTTGCTTGTTTGCTTCTTTGAGGTCTTTGACTGCGCCGCCCAGGGCTTTGTTATACGTTCCCCAACTAATGGCCCCGGCTTCTATTAGTCGGTTAAGGTCTGCTACCTTTTCTTTAAACTTCTCCTGGGGCGTCATAAATTCCCGCGTCAACGCTTCCCCCTGCTTTTTGATTGCGTCGACAGCCTTGGCTTTTTCGTCTGCTATGGCCTTCTCTTTTTCTAGCTGGTTTTCTAGCAGGGGCGTGATTTCCTTTTGCTTCTCTAATCCTTCAATGCGCCACTTATCCTTTTTCTTCTTTCCAAAAATCATATTCCAGATTTTCTTAGGCCAGCTCAGAAGGCCTTTTGCAATTTTCACCACCCAGGTAAACACGTTCGCTAGCCCTTTAAGTACCGGGGCAATCGAAATGGTGAATTGCCGCCACGCCCCTTTAATTGCTATCTTTGTATCTGTCCAGGCGTCATTAGCTGCCTCAATTGCTGCTATATCCGCGCGACCCATTACGCCGTTAAGTTCGTCGAACTTTTTGCCCTGTTCTTCTATGGCTTCGCTGCCCTGTCCTAGCATGTTTATCATGTTGACGCCCTCTCGCCCAAATATCTGGTAGGCAACGCGGGCCTTTTCTGCGGGGTTCTGAATCTTTTTAATTGCGTCAGCCAATACCATCATTTGTTTATCGGGGGATTGCTGGGCCAACTCTGCCGCGCTAATGCCTAAGTCGTCCAGGGCTAGTTTAGCGGTTCCCATACCGTGGGCGGCTTCAGATAACCCCCGCTGCATTTTTTCTAGTGACTTGTCAAATCCAGCAGCCTCAACGCCCGCAAGTGAAGCCGAGTAACGCAGCCGCTCCAGTTCTTGCACGCCGATTCCCAGCTTGTCGGCTGTCTTGCCGAGTTTGTCAAGTTCTGCCATCTGGTCTTTGACGCCTGCTAGTGCCTTAGCAAACGCCATAGCAGCCCCGGCTGCCAAGGCCATCTTGCCTAACATGCTCTTGAGGCTAAACTTTTTAGCACTCTGCTGCATCTTACCCATGTCACCGCCCGCCGTTTTCATGCCCTTGGAAAAAGGTTTAGTGTTGGCGGTTATGTTGGCAACTAAAGAGCCGAGATTTGCAGCCATTTACTTCTTCCCAAACATTGCAGCCATCTGTGATTCATGCGCGGCTGCGTCAAACTGTTTTGTTTTTTTATGTCCTGTCCCGAAGTCGGGTACGAAATGGTCCAAGTCTACCAGTTCGCTTTCGCGGGTTGCTACCAGATTACGAACTATCGCGCACAGGTAGCTGGTTTGTAGCCACTCATCCCCAAACGGTTCTAAACGGTAGTAAGCAATCCATTCTGTGAACAACTCCGCTGGTATTTCTTCAAGTAACTTATCAACGTCCCAGGTGCCGACAGTAACCGCTAGGCGGAAGGCGAACCGCCTTTTTTCGTCGGCCTGGAGTTTTTTTCCAGTACCTCTATTTCGTTATCTGCAAAGCCAACGTGCGACATTGCTGCGTCAAATAGCTGGCTAGTAACCGCGCCGTCCAGTTCTCCAAGTTCGCCAATGTCGTAATCATCCAGCAGCGGCTTGTGCGTTTCTCCGTCAACTAGCGTAGCAATCAACAACAATCTACGGCTGTTGTCTTTAACGTTTCCGTCTTTGTTCAGAACTTGCTTTTCAAAGTTGCTTTTCTCTGCTTCGCTTAGGCTTTGAAACGTGAATTCTAAGCCTCCAACCTTGACGGTTGTGTAACGCCTGCTCTTGCATTTAAAAAGGCTCTCTTTTGTTGCTGCGCTCACTGGTATTCCTCCGGGCTTGGTGGTTGTGTAATAGAGCTAGGCCGCCCGTAACGGGTTGTCACTTCGTCCCTGACTCTAAGGATAATGCCTTCTCCGTAGTGTCGAATCATTGAAACGGGCCGCCCCGCAGTCGTCCCGCAATACCCGGCGTGTAAGCCGTCAAGCCTGATCATACGTTGATCGGGCACAGCTGGCACCATTTCGCCGTCAACGCAAACCCGCGCCGGGTGGTCGTCAAAGGTAATTTTCATTAGCTGCCAGCCGTGAAAGCAAAGCCACTGGAAACGCCTGTACCCTTTATTGTCATCTCTACTTGCATAATCTCGCCCATTTCTGCATCGGCTGCCTTAACGCTAACCACACGCCCGCCAAAAACTACAGTCCCGCCGGTACTGCCGCCGGGCTTAATTGGGTAGGTAATGGTAACAACCTCATCAATCGACGCGCCGTAGTCGTGTGCAATATCAGGCAGGGCAGCGTCAGAGTACGCCACAATGCTGATTTCGCCAATCTCGGCTAAGTCATCGACCATAAAACGCTTTCGCCCTGTGTGCGCCAACTCTGTAATCTCTATCACGTCTTTTGTTACTTCCAAGCCGCCAATAGAGATTATATCGCCGGTAAAGCTGGTTGTTCCAAAGGTTACTGTAGCGCCATTGCCTGTGTCTGCCATATCTAAGTTCCCTTAAAAAGTTGGTATTGTTTCTATAACGTGAATTCTGAACCTTAGCGTCGTTATATGTTTGCCGCTGTCGCTGTCGTCTGTCGGGTGCTCGTAGCTGTGCCCCGTGTCGTCTAGTGTGCTGCTTATTACTTCAACGCTTCCAGCGGTCCCCCGGTAGCCTTGTAGCTGCTGCCTTACCAAGTCGGCTAGGCTGTCGGCTTCTACCCTGGTTTCACTGTAGCAGGCGAATTCTAGCATACACTCCTCAATGCCAGCCGCTGCCGCTAAAGTATGCACATGACTCGTATATAATTCAAGGTAAACCATAGCGGGCAAGCTATCGCCCTGGGCTAAAACGTCTGGCCTAATGCGAGTGGCTACAACATCGGTGATTGCCGATTTCGTCAACAGGTAGGTTCGTATGTTGCTGCCAGTGTTTGCCATATTATTTTCTTTGTTTCTCGACTGCCTCAGCTAGTGCAGCGCGGGCTTTTGTCGTAACCTTGCTTCTAACTGCTGCTGTAGCGTTTTCGATGCCCTTTTGAAAATAGTTAGTCCCGGCTACCCGTTCACCGCTTGACGTTTTTGACCAGTAAAAACCCCGGTGCCCGTAGTTTACCAGCCAACTATGCGGGGCTATTAACCAGTCATGCCCAATAGTGACGCCAATAATACCCGCAGCACTAGCCGCCCGGCTGCTTTTCCACTTGCTAGAGGGCTTCTTTTTAATTGCCCGGCGTAGCGGGTCTTTGCCTTTGCTCTCTCGCTGGGCGCGCGTTTTAGCACTCCAACCGGCTGCCGTTCCTGTGGTTCTACTGCGCGGGGTTACTTTCCTAATAGAACTGACTAGGGCCGTGCCGCCTGCTGCTACGGCTTTGCGCAGTACATTGCGCTGTAGGCTGTCGGTTAGCCCGTTGAACTCTTTGAACAGTTCTTCAATTCCCATAAATTGCAGGGCGTCTTTTTTCAGTGCCATTGTTAGCTATCCTCTGTACAGTGCAGCCAGACTTCTGTCTGCCGTTCGTCACGCCGCTGCACTTTTTCAATGTTTAGCGTGCGGGTTGTGTCGCCGTCGCGGTAGACAACGCGCATAGCTGAATCAGGAAACGGGCCTGAGTGCGGGTAGCGTACAATTACCAGCGTTGTTGTTGTTGATTCGATTTGAGAGCCGCTAAAAGTCTCGCTTGCTGATACGTCAAGCACACGCGCTGAACACTCACGCACACTAGCCCAGGAGTCTGTTAGCTGCCCGCTGGCGTCTGCGGTTTGCGTGCTTTGCTCTATGTCGATTCTCTGCCTTAGCTGCCCGGCGCGTACCATTGGAACGAATCCCCCAGTTTGAACGGTGCCAGAAGTGCCCCGGCTGCCTGCGGTATTTCCATAGCCATAACGCCAATCGTCGTCTGTTCTCGGTTGTTGAAGTAGTGACCGATCAACAACAACATTGCGTGCTTGATAGCCTGGGGGACTGCTGACGCTGCCCCGTAGCCGCAGATAAAACGGATTGTCGCCGCCTCTTGCTGTGCGCGGGCTGCGGGCCAGACTTCGCCGTAGGCGGGCCGCACGGTGCCCGGTTCGCGGGCTATGCTTACGTCATAATCGCCACTAGAAAAGGTCTGTGTGGCCCCTGCTGTGTCTGTGTAGGTAATGCTCGTAATGCTTTGCAGTTGCCCGAAGGGTAGATAAAGCGTTTCTATGCCCGCTGGCAGCTGGTCTGTTGTCATATCATAGGTAGCTGTAACAAGCTGCCTGTGAGTTTCTGCTTCAACTGTCGCGCGGGTTACTTCTATTAGGCTGCTGAGGTAGTCGTCATAGAACGAATCGTCTAGCGACAGATGCCGCCGTACTTCGCTAACTTGCAACGGTTCTGCTGTCGGGGCTGTTACTTCTGCCGTGCTGTAGCTGCTAACTAAGTGCATTTAGCGGGGCCCCTTTTTATTTGCTTTACGTTTCTTTGCTTCTGGGCGCGTCGCGCGCAGGGGCGGTTCTACGGTAGCCGTTTCTGGCTGCGGTAGTTCCGCCCAGCTGCGCTTTATGTAACGCTCTGCGGTTGCGTCGTCGAGTTCGACGATGTCGCCGCAGTCATGAGAAAACCCAGTTCCCACGATACTCGTTAACAATCGAACTTTCATTATTAGGCTTGAATCAGATGTTTGATTGCATCGGAATTTAGCACTTTACTATCAAAGCGGGCGAAGGCCACGAAGCCAGTTTGATCGTTATCACGATAGCGCTCTTCTAATCGGAACATCCGAATAGGCCCAGCGTCGCGGATAATGAAGCGTGAAAAGTCACCGACCAAGACGGTTTTTTCGGCGGTTGCCACGCTGCTCTGCATATCCTGATTGATCGTAATCGGATAACCAAGCAGTCTGTCGGGTTCGCCAACTGACATTCCCTCTTGCCACAGATAGTGGTTGTTGTCGTCTTTTAACTTTCGCAGAGCAAGCAGGATGTTGTCGTGCATCATCCAGCCAAAGCTGCTGCTGTTACGATATGCCGGGTCTACGCTGTGGAGCAAATCAAAAAGTTCGTCGGAAGCAATGGCATCGGCCGCTGCTGCCGTCTTACCGAGGCCAGAGCCAACAACCACGCCCTGTGGTTCTGAACTGCCAGAGCCGGTGGAACTGTACTGCGCTTCAATGCGTCCAAGCCGCTCGCCTAACATTGAGCCAACTTCTGCGCCAAGATCAAAAAAGCTATCTTGAAGAAGTTCAGCAGATACCAGAATTGACTTGCTCGTTAGTTTATAGGCATTCAGAGTTTTTACGCCAAACGTGGCAGCCTGCTCGCTGATAGCAGCGTTTTCTGCCAACAGTGCCCCTTTTTGGGAAGTCTGGTCCGACGTCGGCCAAGGCACGTCATTACCGGTCGAGGTGCGAATAACACGCGACACGCTACGAGGGCCGCCAAAACTAAGCAGGCTTTTTTCTAGTTCGTTTGAAAATCCAGCGGGCACTAAATATCCGCCGTCAGCATCAACGCCAACGCTCTGTGCTCTCACTTCTTTTCCCCAGCCGTCATGGCTCATGACGGGGGCGTGCTTAGCGAGTCGTACATCCAAAAAGCTAGATTTAGGGTCTAAGCCCAAACGCTGGGCGGCTTCGACGTGTGTATCGTCCAAGCCAAAACCATTTTGTTGACGCGCCCAGGCTGCGAAAGCCAG